CTCCAATGCCAAGCTTCACGCTCACACGATATGGTGAGGTTCGTCGCCAGCAGACGCTTAGGGGCCGAAGCCCTTTAAGCGCAAACAAAATATGGATTACTGTCACCAGTAACGGCGAAGAATGTACTTGACGATGTTACGCAACGGCATTACGTGCGTCCCCATTTTGTCAGTGAATTTGCACAAGGTGCTGTCATTGAAATCCCGAATCAACTCCATTTCCCCATAAGGGGTTGAAAATGGAGTGTCGATATCAGGACACAAGGTGATGATTTCTTGAATCAGTTGGAATTCATCGTGAATACGAGCCATGGTGTCCTCCTAGGACGATGTTCAGGCACGTCGCCTGCACACCGAAAAGGGCTAATGCCCACAAGACAAAGAAGAACTGCAGCCGAGGAACGAGGCTGCAAAGAGAATATGCGTATGGTGTATGACCAACGCTTAGAATTTTGTTCCGAAAATTTTAGAACAAATTGTTTCACGCGGTGTTCCACGGGCGTGAAACATCGCGTGAAACATTTGTAGGACAACTGTTCCACGATGTTCCACGGAGAAATGTTCTAAAATTTTTAGAACAATGTTCCGAAATTTCGAGAACATTAGAACAAACGGAAAGCCTTGGGAGACAAGGGCTGCAGCCTGTTTACTACCTATTTTGTTCTAATGTTCTAAAATTTAACTTCTATGTTGTATATAGACCTATAAGGGGGTATGTATATGTCTAAATCTGGCTGAAGTTTCGAAATTTTAGAACACGTGTCATAAATGCTCAGTACATAAACACGAGCAATTCTTGATTACCCGCATGTGTTATGCGTTGAGCATCGAATGACGTAACGATATAAACCGTATGAACAGTTTATATCGTTACGTCGCCAGCATGAAGAAAAGGGCCGAAGCCCCTTTCGACTACTACTGCATTTTCTCGTAACGCATCACTTGGTACTTGCCGTTGTGATGCGACACGCCGTAGTTCCACGGCTTGCCCTCGGCACGGGCTCTACGTGTAGCCGCTACACGGTGCTTAAACGCATCGGACTTGTCCTCCCACTCGAAGACAACAGTGGCCTTGTTCGTGCGGGCCGCGATTTTGTCTGCTTTGCGCTGCACCTCGGCTGCGCTGAGCTTTTTTGTGAGCAAGGTCACCTGTTCTTGCAGAGTAGCGACCATGTTTACAAGTTCATTCTTGGTAAGGGATTTGATCGAAGCCATGATGTCCTCCTAGGACTCAACACAGGGAAATTCCTGCACAAGGAAAAAAAGGACTGTTCTCCGCGAACGCGGAGAACAAAGGGACTCCTACTCCCAGCGAATCCGAATCCGAAGTGGGGGTGGCTTCGCTGGGGAGAGGGGGAGGGATGGACACCGAGTAAATCCACACTTTCTACATCGGAACCGCTTATGCCAAGTAAATCCGTGCGAAATTCATCGAAACAAAATATCCGCACAGCATGGCGACGTAACGTCCCTGCACTCCGCACAACAAATCCGAACCACCCACCCCCTCTTTTCAAATCTGATAAGCTCTAATATATTTTTAAAAAATTACGAGGGTCTCTCATGCCAACAGCATCGAAACGCGGCGCAGGCAAATCCACGATTCTGAAAAAGCAGCGTGAGAAGATCACGGAGCGAGCAAAAAGTGTCGTGAACCAGCCAGAGCCGAAGACACCGCATGAAATTTCGGAGAAACATCGTCTCTTTGCAAACGCACTCATGGAGGGTGCGAGTCAATCAGACGCAGCGCGAGCGGCTGGATACCACCCGAGTCAGGCAACGTCGGTCATGCGGCAAGAAGATGTGCAGCTTGCTCTTGCACAAGCGCGGCAGGAAATCAGCGAAGCCACGACGATCAAGCGCCTCGACGTGTTGAACATCATGCTCGAAGCCATCGACATGGCCAGAACCCTTGCCGACCCGGCGACGATGATCAAAGGGGCGTCGGAAGTGGGGAAGATGATGGGCTACTACGAGCCTGAGAAGATCGACATCAACGTGAACCTCGACGAAAACGTGTTCCACTCGAAACTGAAGCAGCTCTCCGACGCTGAATTGCTCGAAATAGCCTCGGGACGCGCTCGTGTGGTCGAAGGGGAGGTGTTGCAGTGAAAATTATGGTGTTCGATTGTGGTTATCTTCTCTGCGTCATCGTCTTTGGGCGCTGTTTTTCAATCCGCTTCCCGTTCCCTCTGACGTTGCATAGTTGGAAATACCTAATCAGGAATTGGAAATGACTAAACCCGCCCCGTCTCGTCCGATCAAACTCGGCGACATCAAAAAAGCACGAGCGAAAGTCGAAGAAACGCTCACTGTCAGCGTCGATTTTCCCCCAGCCACCGCTGTCGAAGTGTCAAACGAGCCTGCGGCGGCACCCTACGAGCCTCCAATGTTCGATTACGAGCAGGCTAAAGCTAACCCAATGGCTGAACTCGCTGCACGCGAGCTGTGTCGTCGTCGTCTGCTCCCGTTCATCCAGCGGTTTCGCCCTCAGTACGAAGCAGGATGGGTGCACGCGGACATTTGTCGACGTCTCGAACGTTTCGTCGAGCAGGTTGAGCGCAAAGAAAGCCCTCGTTTGCTGCTCATGATGCCCGTGCGTCACGGAAAATCGGAAATTTGCAGTCGCCATTTCCCNNTGGGAAGTGATTGCGGCGTCGGGTGCGCAGAACCTCGCCATGTCGTTTTCGCGGTACGGTCGAGATTTAATACAGAATCCAGCCTACGGGGCGATCTTTCCGAACACGAAGCTCGATCCGTCGTCGAAATCCGTGGAAAACTGGAACCTGCAGAACGGTGGTGGGTATATCTCGGCGGGTATCGGCACGATGATCACCGGCAGAGGAGCGACAATCCTGCTTATCGACGACCCCGTGCGTGACGGTGAGGCTGCAGACAGCCCGACGATTCGCGACAACGTGTGGGAATGGTATATGTCGACTGCCTACACACGCTTGGCACCGGGTGCTGGTGTGCTCGGGGTGCTCACTTGGTGGAACGAGGACGACTGGGCTGGGCGCATCCAGCAGGTCATGGCCACAGGTGACGGTGACAAGTTCGAGATCGTGCGCTACCCAGCGTTGAACGACATCGGCGACGAGTACCTGCTCCATGACGACACCATCGAGCAGATACCGCCGAACACACCCGTTCCCGCTGGTGCGCAGCTCCTGCGCCCGCTCGGTACGGCGCTGCACCCGGCGCGGTTCCCTGCGGACGAGCTGTTGAAGAAGAAGGCGAACTACTGCGCGTTGGGTCAGAAGCGCTGGTGGGACGCACTGTTTCAACAGAATCCGACGCCTGAAGACGGGGACTTCTTCACACCGGATATGTTCAGGTACTACAGCACGCCACCTGACCGCAGAGATTTGCGGCTGTATCAGGCGTGGGACTTTGCCATCACCGAGGGTCAGAAGAAGGACTACACCGTGGGCTGCACCATCGGTATCGACACACGCGGTGCGGTGTATGTGCTCGACGTGGTGCGTTTCCGGTCTGGCGACGGCATCATCATCGCGAACATGATTGTGGACTACGCGAAGCAGTGGGAGCCCTTCATGATCGGCGTGGAGGACGGGCAGATTTGGAAGACGCTGGCCTCTCAGTTCGAGCGCTCGTGCGACGAGGCGCACTACCACCCAGCCTACGAGGTTCTGAAGCCGCTGACGGACAAGTTTGTTCGCGCCAGCCCGCTGAAGGGCCAGATGCAGGCAGGGCGGGTGTACTTCGACAAGAACGCGCACTGGTTCGCCCCCCTGTACAAGGAGTTCCTGCGCTTCGGTGCTGGCGGCATCAACGACGATCAGGTGGACGGGGTGTCGTGGGCCGTGCGCTTGAGTCTGAACTACTCGATTCCCAAGGAGTCGCGCCCACAGCCGAAAATCAAGAGCTGGAAGGACAAGCTCAAGGGGTTGGGTCTAGAGGGTGGCAGCCACATGGCGGCGTAGTTGTCAAGATCGAATGCTCTCTGATAGACTCTGCGGCAGTTTTGCACCAGTCGGTGCGGAGGAGAAGAGTATGGGTTTCCTTGGATTCGAGACTGCTGCTGAGAAAAAAGCTAAGCAGAACGCCGCCATGCGTAAACAGGCGGATGAGAACGCTAAGAGGCAGTACGCTGAAGATGAGACCATGATGAACGGCACGAAGCTCGCTGCTGCACCAGCAGCCACAGCCGTGTCACCGGCCAGAACCACCTCTACCGCTACTGCAGCACCTCCTCCAACTGTTCAGAACGCAGCGCGGGCACTGAGCGGGCGCAAAGCACAAATCGACTGGGCGGTGAACGGGGCAGTGAGCGCAGAGCCTAAAACTACGCCGAAGATGAAAGACGGTGGGGTAATCGACAAGACCCTGCTCAAGCGCAAGGCAGAGGTCATGAAGAAGCGGGGCTGCTGATATGCCAGTGAACGCACCACTAGCCACGGAGCAGTGGCAGAGATTCGCTTATTGCCGTGACAATGGGCACCTCGACTTCATTGCGAAGGCTGACAAG